GCGGTGTGGCTCCAAGATTAAATCCGTATCCACAGCAAATGCCGATTATGGCTCCACCTCCTGGGTTAGCTGGGGCACGAGTTGGCGAAGCTGGGATTTTAGATCTATTGCGGGCCGCTAACCGGTGAACTTACAAGCACTACCCGAAGAAGCGCTAAAGGAGATCTTGGCGCTTACCGAGGCTAAGACGAGAATGGACCTGAGAGATCAGGCCCAGAATCTCTTTATGCCTTTTGCCCACCATGTGTATGATAACTTCATTGAAGGTCGGCACCACCGTATTATCGCGGAAAAGCTGGAGCAAGTTGCGAGGGGCGAGTTGAAACGTCTTATTATCAACATGCCTCCTCGCCACAGTAAGTCTGAGTTTGCGTCATTCTTGATGCCTGCTTGGTTCTTGGGCCGTAATCCGAAGTTAAAGATTATTCAGGCTACACACAACACGGAGCTTGCTGTTCGGTTTGGCCGCAAGGTTAGGGATTTAATTGATGACCCCAAGTACAAAGAAGTGTTTCCAAAGACTCATCTCAAGGAAGACAACAAGGGGGCTGGGAAATGGGGCACCTCCCTTGGCGGTGAATATTTCGCCGCTGGTGTTGGGGCTGCTGTTACCGGTCGTGGCGCTGACTTATTTATCATCGATGATCCCCACTCGGAGCAAGACGCGTTAAGCGAGACGGCGTTTGACCACGCTTACGAATGGTACACTTCTGGTCCTCGTCAGCGTTTGCAGCCTGGTGGCGCTATCATTGTTGTTATGACGCGCTGGGGAAAGAAGGATCTGACGGGCCGTCTATTGGCTGCGCAAGGTTCGGACATTATGTCGGACAAATGGGACGTTGTTGAGTTCCCTGCAATTATGCCCTCGGGGAATGCGTTGTGGCCAGAGTTCTGGGAAAAGGACGCACTGCTTTCGATCAAGGCTTCGCTTCCTGTTGGCAAATGGTCCGCGCAATGGCAGCAACAGCCTACTGCTAGTAACTCTGCTATTATTAGACGGGAGTGGTGGAAGTCTTGGGAAGAAGAAAAGATCCCTCCTTTGTCGTATATCTTACAAGCTTATGATACAGCATACTCAAAGAAGGAAACAGCCGACTATTCTGCTATTACTACTTGGGGCGTGTTTAAGCCTTTAGAGGGTGGCCCCGACAATATCATCTTGCTGGATGCGCAGCGAGGCAGGTGGAGTTTTCCAGAATTGAAGGAGGTTGCCTTTGAGGAACACGAGTATTGGGAGCCGGATATGGTGTTGGTCGAAGCGAAAGCGACAGGGACACCGCTTATTGACGAGTTACGCTTACGAGGCATACCGGCGTTGGGCTTTTCTCCAGGCAAAGGTCGTGATAAGGTAACCAGAATGCACATGGTAGCGCCGCTATTTGAAGCGGGCGTTGTCTGGGCCCCAGCGGATAAGAAGTTCTCGGAAGAAGTAATAGAGGAAGTCACATCATTTCCTAATGGCGATCATGATGACTTCTGTGATAGTATGACTTTGGCATTGATGCGCTTCCGTCAAGGTGGTTTTATATCACTTAACGGGGAAGACGCGGAAGAAACAGAATTTAGACCCCAGAAGCGGGAGTATTACTAATGGCACTACCACCCAACCCAATGGGTTCACTGATTGACTCAGGTATCATGGCCCCAAATATGGATGCTGCGCAAGTGGACATCCCAGTGGATATGCCACAAGATTTCAGTGGCGGCGCGGAAGTTATCGACGACGGTTTAGGCGGAGCAACCGTCCAAGCGCTTATGGGCGGTCAAGATATGGATGGCCCTGAAGAGATTATCCCGCATGACGCAAACTTGTCGGAGTATGTAAGCGATAGCATTCTTCGTGAGCTTTCGTCCGAGATCCGAGATCTTTACGAAGAGGACCTAGATTCGCGGTCCGAGTGGGAAGAGGCATACGTCAAGGGCCTAGATTTATTGGGTTTAAAAGTAGAAGAGCGGTCTCAGCCTTTTGAGGGTGCGTCTGGCATTACACACCCATTGATCAGCGAATCGGTAACTCAGTTTCAGGCTCAGGCGTATAAAGAACTATTGCCTTCTGGTGGCCCTGTCCGCACGGCGGTTCTTGGTTTGGTTGATCAGGCTCGTGATGAGCAGGCCAAGCGCGTTAAAGACTTTATGAACTACCAGATTACGGAAGTCATGGAAGAGTACGATCCAGACATGGATCAGATGCTGTTCTATTTACCTTTATCTGGATCTACCTTTAAGAAGGTTTACTTTGATCCAACACGTCAACGTGCGGTGGCGAAGTTTGTTCCAGCGCAGGATTTGGTTGTACCTTATTCGGCATCGGACTTGGCTACGGCTAACCGTGTGACCCACGTTCTGCGTATGGATGCAAATGACATCCGTAAGATGCAGGTCACGGGTGTTTATCGTGATGTTGAGATCAACGAGGCTAACGATGAGGAAGAAGATTCAGTTCGTCAAAAGGTGAACGAGCTTGAGGGCATTTCCAAAAACTATTCGGACGACGTACACACTATCCTTGAGTGCCACATTGATTTGGACCTTGAAGGGTTTGAGGACATGGGTGCGGACGGGGAGCCAACGGGCATTCGTCTTCCATACATTGTAACGCTGGATGATTCGTCGGGCGAGATTTTAGCCGTTCGCCGCAACTACGACGAGACAGATCCAACAAGACGCAAGCGCCAATACTTTGTTCACTACAAGTTTATGCCTGGTCTTGGCTTCTATGGTTTTGGTTTGATCCACATGATTGGTGGATTGGGTCGTGCTGCGACTTCGATCCTTCGTCAGTTGATCGATGCTGGTACACTGGCCAACTTACCCGCAGGCTTTAAGGCCCGTGGTGTTCGTGTTCGTAATAGCGACGAGCCGCTACAACCTGGAGAATGGCGTGATATTGATGCGCCTGGTGGCAGCATTCGGGACGCGATTATTCCTCTGCCATACAAAGAGCCTTCAGCTACTTTAGCGCAGCTTCTAGGTGGGATTATCCAAGACGGTCGTCGGTTCATTGCTTTAGCTGACCAGCAAGTCAGCGATATGAACGGCGATATGCCAGTTGGCACTACGGTTGCTTTGTTAGAGCGCGGCATGAAAGTCATGTCTGCTATCCACAAGCGCCTGCACTACGCCCAAAAGACAGAGTTCCGTTTGTTGGCTCGTATCTTTGCGGAGAACTTACCTCCAGAATACCCCTACGCTGTAGCTGGCGGGCCTCAACAGATTAAAGCGCAGGACTTTGACGCTCGTATTGACGTTCTGCCTGTATCAGATCCAAACATCTTCTCGATGTCGCAACGTGTGACGTTGGCCCAGACGCAACTGCAACTGGCTCAAGCGGCTCCTCAGATGCACGATCTTCGCGCAGCATATCGTCGGATGTACCAAGCTTTGGAAGTGCAGAATATCGACGAGCTTCTACTGCCTGCTCCGCCACCCCCACAGCCGCAAGATCCCGCTGTTGAAAACGGCGCGATTATCAACGGGACAATTCCACAGGCGTTTGCACCACAGGATCACGATGCCCACATCCAAGCGCACTTGTCGCTCTTGGAATTGGATATCTTGCAAAATGCCCCCGCTGTTCTGGCCGCTCTGTTCAATCACGTTCTACAGCACGTTTCCTTCAAGGCGCGTGAAATGGTGGATCAAGAGTTGGAGCAGATCAAACAGCAGCCACAACAGGAGATGCAGCAATTGCAGCAAGGTGTGATGACCGGTCAGATTGATCCGATGATTGCGCAGCAACGCATGGCTGAACTTCAACAACAAGGCCCCGCGCAGTTCAACCCAGAGCAAATTGAGGCTCGTGTTGCGCAAGTTGAAGCTGAGATGATTAAAGAGCTAACGCCTCACTTGGCCTTCAAAGGTTCTGAGGGTTCGGCAAACAAAGAAGATCCTTTGGTTACAATCCGTATGCAAGAACTGGCCATCAAACAGATGGAGGCCCAGAACAAAGCATCCTTGGAAGAAGCCAAACTCCAGCTTGAAACCATGAAAGCCAAGCAACGCGCTGTTACAGACACCGCCCGCTTGGATCTACAGGAACAAGTTGCAGATGACCGCGCTTCGGTTAACCGTGAGAGGATTGATGTTCAACGTCAGAACATGATGATGAAAGGACAGCAGTGATTTGTCTGTTGGCTGGGGTGTTTGCTACAATGCTCTGGCCAGCAAAACTCTACATTGTTTGTCGGTACAAGTGCCCCACCTTGGATGTGACACTAAAATATGTTAGCTTATATTTACCCGATGGGGCATACTGCCCTCCAAATAAGACCGTAGGGAATAAATAGATGAAGTTACGCACTCCAAAATTGAAGTCGTTATCCTTTAAAGGTTCTCGCCCTAAGAAGATGTCATTTTCAACACCTAAGATTGGTGGGGGAAAGAGCCGTTTTAGCAGGATAGCTAAACCAAAGCGCTTCAAGGGAACCTATTAGGTTTAGGGGAACAAGATGCTAGATCCAGCCAGCATAGGCATTGCCATCAACGTCTGTTCAACGGCGTTCAAAGCCATTCAACGTGGTTTTGAAGCGGGCCGTGAGATGGAGGCTATGCATGGAGATTTGCAGCGTTGGCTTGGAAGTTCCGCAGAGATTGCAGCGACCGAAGAAAATGCTAAGAACGCGGGCGTAATTACGCGCATCTTAAAGGGTGGCAGTAATATTGAGGCTATGGCTCTACAAGCCATGCTTGCCAAAAAACAGATCGAAGAGCAGCGCTACGATCTAAAAGTATACATATCCATGAAATACGGAATGCCCGCTTGGGAAGAGCTCCTTCGAACCGAAGGTCGTCTTCGCAAGATGAAAGCGGCGCAAATGGAAGAGCAACAAAAATTCATAGAGCGCCTTGTTTTGATTGTTGTAGTAACTGCAATCGGTGCTCTGGGAGGCGCTGCTTTGTGGTATTGGGCTGATTACTTAAAGGATCTTTCAAAATGA